TTTGGCTACACCTAGTGCAACTGCACCAAAATATACTTTGACCGGGTGTTACTTGGCTTCACATACGCCAATTAACGCGTCGCTTGGGGAATTGTCAACTGTTACGTTGACGTTTAATGGTGGGGTGCTTACTAAAGCAACAGCATAGTTTTACGGCGTTTGCCGTAACAAAATAAACGAGCCATAACTGGCCGAGAACAGGACAGGCATGAAACTAAAACTAAAAGTTGACCTAAACAACGGGTCAGCGCCAGTTGAAATGACAACCAATATGTTTGTTATTTGCGAATGGGAACGCACAGAAAACCGCAAAATATCCGACGGTAAAGGTATAGGGTACACCGATCTTGTTTGTTGGGCGTTTCATTTGTTGAAACTTAACGGTGAAACGTTGCCGCCAAATTATCGTGACTGGGTTAAACAAAACCCAAACATGACCATTGAGGCGATAGACGAGACAAACCCAAACCCTACGGCGTAGGCAGTTACCGACGGCAGTTAGCAGAATTGTTGGCTGCAACAGGGTACTGGCCTACGAATATCGAGTTTGACACGCGTGACCTATTGACGGTGATTACAGTATTAAACAAAGCAAACAAAAGGTGACGTATGCCAGCAACTACAACAATTGAAATTGTCGGCGTGAAAGAAGCAATAAACAGTTTGCGTAAAATCGACCCACAGTTACAAAAAGATTTTAAAGAGCAAGCAATACAAATTGCACAACCAGCAGTTAAAGCCGCTCAAGACGTATACAAAGTGTTTTCGGTTAAATTGCCATTGTCCGGCATGAAATACAAATGGCGAGAAGAAGGCCGAAGTAGATTAAATTTTCCGTTTACGGTTGAAAAAGCCGTCAACGGTGTCAAGGTTAGATTTGATACACGTCGAGGCGCAATCGGTGTAATTTTGATTGAACAAAAAGACCCTGCTGCAGCAATTTTTGAAAGTGCTGGTCGAGCGAATTCAAACAAACTCGGTAATGCGCTTGGGTTTGTTGGTGCTGGTCGCACTCGAATAATAGGGCCAGCCGTTTATAAAGCGCGACGAGGTATTGAAACCGAAATGGAAAAAATGATTTTAGACACCATTAAAACGGTGCAAAAGGAATTGTAAACATGGCTCTTGGTATTCCTATTGTTTCCGAGTTTGACGGCAAAGGCATTGATAAAGCCATCAAAGAATTTAAACAACTTGAAACTGCTGGTGAAAAAGCACAATTTGCAATCAAAAAAGCGGCATTGCCTGCTGCTGCTGCGCTTGCTGGTTTGGCTGCTGCGGCAGGCCCGGCAATTTCTGCTGCGTCAGATTTAGAAGAAAATCTAAGCAAAGTCAATGTCATTTTTGGTGAAGGCGCAAAAGAAATAGAAAATTTTTCTAAGACCGCCGCAACAGCGTTAGGTCAATCACAAAATGCCGTTTTGCAGGCTGCCGGTACGTTTGGCACATTTGGCAAAGCGGCTGGTTTAGGGGGTGTGCAACTTGCAAAATTTAGTAACGATTTTACGGCTCTTGCTAGCGATCTCGCGTCGTTTAATAACACTACGCCTGAGGAAGCGATTAACGCGATAGGTGCGGCACTTCGAGGCGAAGCAGAACCGTTACGACGCTTTGGTGTTTTGTTAGATGACGCAACGCTTAAAGCAGCAGCAATGTCGCTTGGTATTTATGAAGGTAGCGGCGCGTTAACAGCGCAACAAAAGGTGCTTGCAGCACAAAAAGTTATTTTTGAACAAACAACTGACGCACAAGGCGATTTTGCTCGTACAAGTGACGGTTTGGCGAATAGTTCTCGAGTGCTTAAAGCACAATTAGCCGATTTGCAAGTTGCGGTAGGCAAAGGTTTGTTGCCGGTCGTACAAGCAATTTTGCCGCCGCTAAAACAATTTGCTGCATGGGCGGCTGAAAATCCGCAACAGTTTTTATTTGTGGCAAAAGCAATAGCGGCCGTTAGTAGTGCAATAATTGTTTTGAACATTGCCTTGAATTTGAATCCGATCGTTGCAATCACAAGTGCAATTATTGCGTTATCAGGTGCAATGATTTATTTAGAAAAAAGAACAAATGCATTGTCTGAGAGTTGGGGTCGTTTTGGTTCAATCATTCGACTTGTGCTCGGCCCGTTGTATGACGTGTTTGCATTGGCTGCCAAATTGGGTTTAATTGACAAAATTAGTTTGCCAAGTTTTACACCGTCAACATCAAATGCAGGTGTATCGGATTTACCGCCAGCATTGCGGTATGCGCCGCCAAGAATAACTACCCCGACTATGCCAGTTACACCGTCGGTTATAACAAGCGGTGGTGGTGGCGGCGGTGGCGGTGGCTCGAGTGGCGCACAAACAAGTGTTGGTGGCACGGCAGGCGGCGCACAAATTGGTGCGCTAACAACGTTTGGTATGGCTGAACGTATCGCGGCACGCGAACCGCAACCAGTAACGATTAACGTGACGGGCGGTATATCGACTAGCGCCGAAATTGGTCAAAGCGTGTTGAACAGTTTGCTGGCATACCAGCGCACTAACGGCCCACTTGATTTGATGATTGCACAATAATGCCCGGCGTTGCAGTTGTTGGTAGTGGTAACTACGACCTAGAAATTGACACAGGGTTTGTTCAAGACGCATTTTTGCTTGACGACCCGACCGCTGGCGTATTAAACAACAGCACATACGTGCTTGACGGCACAACAAACTATGCAAGCGTGCTTGACGGCGTTAATCAAGTAAACGTGCGGCGCGGCCGCAAAGATCAGGGCGACCAATTTAGTGCTGGCACAATGACGTTTACCATGCTTGACACGTCAGGCATTTTTAACCCGTTTGACGAAAACTCACCGTACTATGACCCGACTACCGCCAAGCCGGGTTTAGCGCCTATGCGCCGCGTGCGGTTGTCTCGATACAACAACAGCAACGTCAAACAATATTTATTTGTCGGCTACATAGTTAATTATGATTACAACTTTAGTTTGGGTGGTTTGGACACGGTGACGGTTTATTGTGCCGACGATTTTTATTTGTTGGCACAAACATATTTGGCTGAATACAACGTCAGCCAAGAATTGTCAAGCGTGCGTTTGTCGGCAATACTTGACCGACCTGAGGTTGATTTCCCTGCAACGTCACGCGCCATATCAACTGGCACACAGACGCTTGGCGGTGACGCCGCATTTACTATCCCAAATGGCACAAACGTTTTGGGTTATTGCTCACAAATTAACGAGGCTGAACAGGGCAGGTTGTTTATGTCGCGTGACGGCAACCTAACATTTCAACCACGTATCGGCACGACACTTACAGCGTCGGTCGCCGATTTTCACGACGACGGCACAAACATAAAATACAACGGCGTAGGCATAACATTTGAAGCCGATCAGGTAACCAACCGTGCGGTCGTACAACATTTAGGCAGCAACAACCCACAAGTCGCTGAGGACACAGGCAGCCAAGCGTTGTATTTCATTCAAACCTATTCGATCACCGACAGCCTGCTACACAACGATACGGCCGCACTCGAATTGGCAACCTATTTGTTAGACCCGTTGCCCGAGCCGCGATACACGTCGTTAAACACTCAATTAAATATGTTGACCACAACCCAGCGCGATACGGTGGCCATTATTGACATTGGGCAAACAATCACTATTCAAAAAACGTTTGCCAGCGGCGCTGGCACGGCACAATTAGCTCAAGAACTAAGCGTCGAAGGCATAGAAATGACAATCAACGTAAACACGGGCCATGCGATCACATATTTCACCGCACCAACAACCGTCGTTTACGAGTTAATACTTGACGACCCGACTTACGGTATCATCTCAGCAGACAACGCATTAGGTTAAAGTAGGCACTATGGCATTACAAACATTTACAGCCGGTCAAATTTTGACCGCAGCACAAATGACCACGCTGCAAACAAACGCATACAACCAAACCGTTAGCACCAAAACCGCTAGTTATGTTTTGGTTGCGGCCGACAAAGGCACTCGAGTTGTGATGAACGCGGCAGGCGCAACAACAATCACGGTTAACACAAGTTTGTTTAGTGCAGGCGACACTTTGTTTATTCAAAACATTGGTGCTGGTACTTGCACAATTACGGCAGGTACAGCAACGGTTACAACCGCCAGTTCATTAGCGTTGGCACAATGGGGAGGTGGCACGCTTTATTTTACTAGTGCTAGTGCTGCTATTTTTTTTAGCGGTGCTGCACCTAGTTTAACTGTTGACTATTTAATTGTTGCCGGTGGCGGTGGCGGTGGCGCGAACGCTGGTGGTGGCGGCGGCGGTGGCGGTGTGTTGTCAAGTTTTACGGCAAGCGGCGGCGGTGTCGCAAAATCGTTTGGTGTTACACCAGCGTTGTCAACAAATTATGCGGTTGTTGTAGGTGCAGGCGGCGCGGCCTCAACATCAGATGTTGCTAAGGGGTCAAACGGTTCAACGTCAAGTTTTGCAACCGTTTATTCGGTAGCAGGTGGCGGCGGTGGCGGTTCACTTAACATTCAGGCAGGTGCAGACGCACCAAGCAATGGTGGCTCGGGCGGTGGTGCTTCGTCAGAAGCAACGGCGGCAGGTGGCGCGGCCTCGACATACGGTTTTGCTGGCGGCGCAAGTGTCGCAGCCAACCCTAATTTTTCTGCTGGTGGTGGCGGTGGTGCTGGCGCTGTGGGTGTTGCAGGTAACAACGGAAGCGGTAACCCGGTTGGCGGCAACGGCGGTGCAGGTGTAACGGTGGCAATTACTGGTTCAAATGTTGTTTACGGTGGCGGCGGTGGCGGTAGTGCATTAAAAAACACAAACGGTTCGACCGCATACACGGTCGGTAGTGGCGGTACAGGCGGCGGCGGTAACGGCGGTGGTACTAACGCGGATCAAACCAGTACGGTGGCAAACACGTCAGGCACAGCAAACACAGGTGGTGGTGGTGGCGGTAAACGACGTTATGTAACCGCAGGCACAGACGGTGCAGGCGGCAGCGGCGTAGTAATTTTGCGTTACCCGTCAGCGTATACAATCACGATCGGCGCAGGTTTGACAGGTAGCACAGCAACAGACGGTTCAAGCAAAGTAACAACAATTACCGCAGGTTCGGGCAACGTAAGTTGGACACAATGACACGCTACGCATTTATTGACGCACAAAACATTGTTCAACAAATTATTGAAAGTGTTGAACCGACCGAAACGCAAACCGATATTGACGGCACAGTTGTTGGCGGTTCAGTCGAAGCATGGCAAACATTTTACGAAAACCAAAGTTGGCACAACTTTGACATTTGCAGACTTTGCGATGATCAGGTTGGCATTGGTTGGATTTATGACGGCACAAATTTTGTTAAACCAATTCAACCTGAACCGATAGAGCCTGAAATCGAGTAATAATGTGCGCTACTGGTTACTTACGATCGCATTGTGCGCTGGTTGCGCTACAAGTAAAACAAACACAACGGGCGGCGTTAAAGTCCGCAATTTATCAATAAGCGAGGTTTGCCAATATGGGTCGCCTGACAGGTGCGAAATTAGAAAATAACCAAATACATGCTCGACTGATTGTCACGGTCGGCATACTTATGGCTGTCACGTTTGTGCTTATGGTTGTCGGTTTATTGTTTGGTTTGTTGTTTGTGTCAATGCCCGAAGAACTATCACCGTTAGACAGCAAAATAGTTGACCTACTTAGCACGATCAGCGTGTTTTTGACAGGCGCACTATCGGGTCTTGTATCGGCTAACGGCATAAAAAACACCGACAAAAACAACGACGGCATACCCGACGCACTTGAATGACAAAACCATACGTCATCACCGCACAGCCAGTCGTTAAAGCACCGTTGGCTGGCATGGCCAAATGGGTTGAACTCGCAGTCAAACACTCCGACGGCAGTTTGTGGAATAACGGCATATGGGTTGTGCGCGACGTACGACATAAACCCGGTGTCATCAGCAATCACGCTCGAGGTCTAGCAACCGATTTGTCGTACCGTTGGCTGGCACAAAAACAGTTTGGTCGTCAAGACGGCCGCAAACAATCATTGGCATACATTGTCAAGTTGCTTGAACACGCTGACACGCTCGGCATACAACTAGTGATCGACTACGCGCTGAAACGATCGTGGAAATGCGATCGCGGTACGTGGCAACCACTACCCAGCGTTGACGACGGCGACTGGTATCACATAGAGGTCGAGCCACGTTTAGCGCACGACCCTGAGGCTACAAAACAGGCATTTCAAGCCGTATTCGGGGTATCACCGAAAGCAGCGCCACAATCTGTTTAGGCTGGTTACCTACCCGAGAAAGTAGGTCACTATGACACTCATCAGCAAAACAGCCATATCGCTATTTATTAGCGCTATGTCAATATTTATTTTGGCTAAACCGCCAACACCGACACCGACAGAAACACGCCAACAACCAGCAACGGTTTGGCAGGGTTTAGAACCAGCGTCGCCCGTACCGCCAACAACGGTCAAAACTACGCCTATAACGCAACCTGACGCGTGTCAGACCGTGTTTGACATGGCTCGACACGTCGGCTGGCCCGAACATGAACTAACCCAACTGGTTGCGATTGCATACCGTGAAAGCCGGTGCAACCCGACCGCGTTTAACCCAACCGACCCAAACGGCGGCTCAAACGGGGTTATGCAAATAAACCAGTTTTGGTGCAAACCGTCAAAATATTTTGCCAACGGATATTTGCAGGCATACGGCCTGATACGTGATTGCAACGACCTATTTGATTTAGAGGCTAATTTACGGTCAGCGCTGGCTATCTACCGATACTCAAACGGGTGGCGTGCATGGTCACTTTAAAACACTTGTTTGTCGCAACAGTCCTAACCGCGTACACCTACCTGATAATGTCAGTCACCAACAAACGAAAGGCCAAAGATGACCGAGAACATCGACCCGAGAACTGACCCACAGTTCAAAGCACTAATGCAAGTGATGAACGAGATCACACAAAACAAAGTGCCGTTTTATGAACCGCATGAACTTGCAGCGCGTAGCACATTGCGAGCGTTGCAACACCAAATTGACGATCACAACGTGTTGGACGACAGCGACCTAATTGACACACTCAATCAAGCGCGCATAGAAATAAAATATTTGTGCAGCATAATTACTGATCTGCACGAGCGCATTAAACAACGCGACGTCGAGTTAGGTATTAAACAATTACGGCTAAACGAAAATGAAGTTGAGATACAGCGTTTAGAAAATATGGTGCATCGTGCTTACTAAACACGAGAAATCACGCATAGCCGTAGCGATTGCCGAAAGCCAAGCGAGCGCCAACGCTAAATGGACACCCGAACAACAAGCACAAGTTGACGCGGCGATAGTCAAAATGGCGCGCATGAAACCACGCTTCACAGCCGACGAGGTTTGGTACGAACTGGGCGCGTCATTCCCCGTCACCAAAGGTATGACTGCTCGACTTATGGTTGCTGAACGTCGCGGTGTAATCAAAAACACAGGCGAGATTACGTACGCAAAACGTGGCGGTCAACACGATCACGCGCAACGTCTAACAATTTGGCAATCTTTATGAAAACAAAAAAAGTTTGCAAAGGTTGTGGGCAAACCTTACACAAATTGCATCACGCCATAGTGACTGAAAATGGTCATGAATTAACTGGCGAGTTTGGCTGGTTTCATCAAAATTTAGATGTATGTAAAAAAGAAAAGAAAAAACGATGAGCGGATACAACCTAGACAACTATGTTGACGTACCAACACGATTGACAGCGGCGCTAAAAAAATATCCTGATCTACGCATACAAGAAACAGCACGAGAAATAATCGAAATGCCCGACAAATCGTGTTTCATTCGTTGCACGGTGACGGTGTGGCGTGACGCAACCGATCCGATACCAGCCGTAGCGTCAGCGTGCGAGGTTTACCCCGGTCGCACACCGTTTACAAAAATGAGCGAAAACGAGGTTGGGTTTACCAGCGCGTTAGGTCGAGCATTGGGCTATATGGGGTTCGGTATTAACAAGAGCATTGCGAGCCGTAACGAGGTTGAAGCCGCACAATCACGACAGACCAGCACACATTTAGCGCCTGTCGTACCGTTACACGACGTAGAAGTGCCATTCCCCGATACACCGCAACGCGACTGGCCGTCACCTAAACAGTTAGGAATGATGAGGGCATTGGCGAATGGTCAAGGGCTCAAGGGCGATGACTTAAAAACGTTTATTAGCGCAACATTGGGGCGCGAGGTGCAGACAACAGGTGATCTTGATAAACGTGACGTAAGCAAAGTGATTGATGCGCTTAAACTGAGCGAACCTAAAAACTAAATAACGGGCATGACCTAAGCGTGTTGCAGCGCGGTTGGTGACACACGGCAACGTGGGTAGATGACGCACGTGGTAACACGTGGTCAGGCAAATGCGTTACAGAGTTAGGGTGTCGAGTGTGGCAGACGACGGGGGGCTAAAGCGCATTAGGCTTTACACACAACAACAACGATTGACATACACAAAACAAACCACAAACATAAAGTTGACAACATGGCCAGCGTAAACAAACCGAGAGCAAGCGCGACAGCGCGCGCTAGCCGCGAAGCGGTAACAACATGAGCAGAGCACACAACCACGCCGACTACCAAAAAAACAGGGGGGTGGTATTACGAGAACAACCGACCTGCACAGTCTGCAACCGGCAACCCAGCACACAAGTCGACCACATAATCCCAGTAGACGCAAGCGGCGGACACGAACTAGAAAACCTGAGAGGCATATGCTTCAAATGCAACAACACACTCGGTCACCGATACGTAACACAACGCAACGAACTACGACGCACAATCAGAGCCGAAGCAATGCGCGAACACGGCGTAATCGACACAGAACCAAAACGGTTTTTTACTGAGAAAAAACAAATCACCCCGACCCAACTCAGGATTATCTCAGATGACCTTTATCAGGCTGAACTAGCGCCGATTAGAACCAATCTGCGCCTATGAGGCACACTTGGGTTATGTCTCGCCTGAAAGACCAGCCTCGGCGCACCCAAATCATTTT